CCAGGAGGAGCTGCAGCTGGCCGGCAACAAGCTCCTCCAGGCGATGGAGGTTTCCGCGGCCGAAGCCAAGGAGTCCCAGGACAAGGTCCAGAGCCTGCTGGCCGCGCAGGGCTGGGATCTCAACGACGAGATGCCCGGCTTCGACGAGGACCCCGACAAGGCCCTCAAGATGGCCGACGAGTTCGCGCGGGCGAAGGACGTCCAGGAGGTCATCGACCTCTTCGGAAAAGGCTTCACCATCGACGCGATTGCGGCCCAGGAGAACAAGAGCACGGGCTTCGGCTTCGAGACGATCGACTACCGGACCGGATCGGACCTGGTCGTGGCCAGCATCCTGGACCAGGCCTTCGCGGCACACCCGAAGCTGAGGCTGCTCAGCGCTATCGCGATGGCCGAGGGCCGCATCTGGGAGGAGGACAAGCGGGAGACCCGCGAGTTCATCGGTGGCGACATCGTGGTGGCCCTGGACTGCTCGATCTCGACCGACGACCCGGTCTATCTCCCGGACGGACGTCACGGCACGGTCTTCCAAATGCTGCAGGGGATGGCACTGGCCATCCTCCAGGTCGGGAAGAAGCAGGGCCGCGCCGTGTGGATCGTCCTCTTCAACGATCAGGTCCGGCACGTCTACGACTTCAGCCAGATCAACGTCCACGGGATGATCCACCTGGCGAAGGTCGGGCCCTGCGGCGGGACGAACTTCACGGCTGCGCTCTGGGCCTCTCTGGGGTGTATGTGGCTGGCCGACCCGCAGCATCCGCCCGACATCGTGATGCTGACAGACGGCGAGTGTGGGATCGATCCTCTGGAGGCGGCGAGGCTGCGCGCGGTGATGGACGAGAAGAGTGTCCGACTGCGCGTGATGTATGTGGCCACATACAGCAGTGGTCACCAGGATATCGACCGACTGGCCGGTCCGGAGAACATAGTACGGATGCAGAAAGCTCTCGACCGCAGTGCGATGAAGCGCATCTTCGCCGCGCTGTGACTCCAGTCACCCGGCACCTCAACACCACGAAGTGCCGGGTTTGACCCTCACTCGAGAAGAGTGGTAAGCGACGTTGTCGCTTACATTTTTGCCGAAGTACAGAGTCGAGTGAGAGTGGAGTATGGAAGGCCCGAAGCTCAAGTATGCAAAGGGTGGCCCGCTGCATCGCCGGCGGAAAGACGAAGATGTCGGGGTCCCGGACCCCTTCGACCTCAGCCGCGTCAACGAACGCGACCCAACGTTCCTACCAGGAGGGCTCCTGCGCGCCCTCGAAGACGCCGAGAGGAACCGACAGCGGCCTCTACGCGGCATCCTGTGGACACTGAAGGCGAAAACAGTGCTTCCCGGGGACTGGATCCTGATGGCGCACACACAGAGAGACAAGTCGTGGTGGCTGGTCTACACCACGACGTTCGAGCACCTGATCCTGGTGAGCCGGTCGGGAGGGTACCTCAAGGTCGACCACACCACACTGAACCGGAACGGAATGGACTCGGTGTACAACCCGCCCTGGTGGGACCGCTGGGTCTCGAACCAGCTGGGACTGTAGACGAACATCGGTGTTCCCTGAAGCCCCTGGGATATCCCAGGGGCTTCTCTTTTTCGGGGGACCGACTTGACGGTAACTTGATGGCTTGACAAACCCTTGACTGAGGGGTACACTCGCGAAGCGAGTGTCCAACACCCCAGGCACGGCTCGCCGAACCCAAAGGCGCCGGCCGCCCATCCCCCGCCCCAACGTACGCGTGCGATAGGTATACGTCCTACTGCCCTACGGGCCCCTGTACGGAGTATAGGGATCGCGTACGGGAATAGAGGGGGTTTAAGGGGGAGAAAAGGGTTTGCTTGCGCAGCGAGCGAAGCGAGCGAGCAGAGGGTGCGGAGCGTAGCGAAGCACCCGGTTTAGTTCTTAGAGAGTTCGAGAGAACTCGAATGGCTAGCACCGCTTCGGTGCTGCGAGCGAAGCGAGCAAAGAGGCACTGTACTTTCCCTCTACCTACCACTCCCACCCATACTCCTTCTCCCTCTACGTACCTGTACAGGAGTAGGAGAAAGGCGCGCGCACGTACGCGGGCACGCGCGTGCGATCCTCCGGGTACGGCGCCGTGCTGGGCGACGTCCACAGGTACGGGGTGGAGTTTCGCCTCCAGGTCGGGTACAAGTACAGGTCTCGAGTGCCGTGCCATTGGCTCGCTCCGCTCGCACGCCGAAGCGGCGTAGCCAGTCGCTTCGCTCCGTCGTCCGAGCCGGTCGCTTCGCTCCTCAGCACCCGAGCCGAAGGCAACCGGCAGCGACCGCCGCCCTGCGTTCGAGACGACTCGAGCCGTGGACGTTCCGTCCCCAGCTCTCGAAGAAGGCCCGCGGCAGGTGCGCCGGGGGCCGCCGAAAGGAGAACCTATGACCGTTGTCAGCATCGACCGCGCGGTGGAGAAACACCGCAAGGCCGTCACCGACCTGCAATTGCGGGTCGCCTACTGGTTCGTCACCGTCGACGCCGGCGAGCTCAAGATCGACACCACCGAGTTCAACGAGTTCGTCGACAGCCTGGTCGACCCCGGCTTTCTGGATACCCGGCTGTATCAGCTGCACGAGGATCGCAACGAGACCGTCGCGACCGCCTCACACCAGACGAACGCTGATGTTCGTCGCCAGTACCAGATCCGTGTCGACCATCTGAACCGCGAGATCGAACTGGTCCGCGCTGTTCAGCCGTCCCACCGGAAGGTCTTCGAGGTCCTGGGTGAGACCTGCGCCAAGGACCTCTTCCGGGCGCTGCATATGAACCCCCGGACGAGGGGCGACGCCTTCAGGACGGCGTGTACCGCACTGCACTCGAAGTCCGCCGACGGTCTGTTCGAGTGGAAGTGCGAGATGCTGCAGAACACTCGGGACGAGAACCGCGGCACGAACCCCGAGCGGCACTTCAAGCGCATCGAGCGCGACCAGGCCGCCCGCAAGATCCGCGACGTGTATCTGGCCGAGTTCGAGTTCGACAAAGCGGCCGGGCCCGGCAAGGAGCTGATCATCCGGAACAAGGCGCCCGCCGACGACGAGGTGACCAACGCCGCCTGTGCGAAGCTGGAGAAGCTGTTCTACGAGAAGCTGGCGTCGAAGGGGAAGGAGCACTTCGACACCTGCCTCGCCCGACTCCGCGAGGTGCTGGCCGATATCAAGTACCGGCGCAACGGCGTCGTGTATCTGGTGCCTGGCCATCTGGAACCCCTCGTGGCGTTCGTTGAGGGGTTCGTCCGCGTCGTGTCGCACAAGTTCTCGCCCGAGGGCGAAGAGGGGTTCGAGTTCCTGGGCAATCCCTTGCTGGACTGCGAACAGACCAAGGTGCAGGTCGAGAAGGCCGACGCCAAGGTCCGCGGCCACATTGCCAAGACTCTTGACGAGGCGATCACCAAGCTGGAAGAATTGCGCGAGCGCAAGGAGGCCTGGGAGGAGTGGGCCGCCGATGTGGCGAAAGCCGATGGCAGCACTGAGATCCCGGAGCCCGAGTACGAGGACGGCAAACCCGTCCCTCAGGTGACCGCGTCGGAGTACCGCGAGGTCGCCAACGAGGTCCTGAAGCTTCGCAATCGCGCGAAGCAGTATGCAGTCTTCTCCCAGGAAGAGCTGCTCAGGATAGAGACTTCACTGGACACGCTCGACAAAAAGCGAGCACAGCTTGAGGGTTCCGACGACTGATACCGTCGAAACCCTGTCCAGGGCGGGCCGAAAGAATATACTTGCGTTTAGGCTGACATCTCGTTAGACTTGTCAGGTCTAATACCTGCACCCTGCCCGCCCGCACCCTGTCTCTCTTCCGTCCGGCCGCCCGCCGGAGAACACCGATGTTCGCGGACATCCGCGAGGAGGCTGTATGAGCCAGATCCTGTCTGCACGGAGCTTGGATGAGTCCAAGCTCGACGTTTCCAAGCCGGCACTGCCGGTGGTCCTCGGGCGCTGGGCGAAGACCCTGGGGCTCGAACCGTTCAAGGACCCGACCGACGCGAAGGTCAACCTGAAAGCCGTGCTCACGCACGTGCAGGAGCAGAATCTCCAGGAGAACGCAGTCCCTCCGGCGCTGCGGGACCTCGTGAAGATGTACCTGGGAGGCTTCGGCCCTCCGACGGGAGGCACCGCGCCGGCCGAGACGAAGACCACCGAAGCTCCCGCGCCAGCGAAGGGCAAGGGAGGGAAAGGCAAGGCGCCGGACCCGAAAGCCACGGAGCGCGATGCCGAGGCCAAGAAGCGCGTCGCTCAGGAGCAGGCGAAGAAGGTCCGTGAGGCCGCGAAGGAGACGGCCCAGAACAAAGCGCTCGCGGCCAAGGGCCAGAAGCCCGATGAGAAGACCGGACTGGGGACCGTGCCGGCGCCGACCGACTCGATCTTCGTGGTGCCGTTCTCTGCTATCGCGAAGACCTTCGACACCCTGATCAAGAACGAGACGGCGAAGGACAAGGGCGAGGCGCGGATCGACGCGCTGCTGGGGCTGGACTATCGGCGCCTGTCCTCGACGTTCACGTACTTCAAGACCAAGGTCTTCAACAAGAACCCCGACACCTGGAAGAACGACGATGGCGGGGTCACCTTCCCGGACAAGGACGGGAAGAAGATCGTGATGACGCGTGAGGAATTCCTCAAGAAACAGAAGGAGTTCTGCAGCGCGAAGTTCGAGGAGTGGGCGAAGGAGCACGGGGCCTTCAGCCGGAAGGAACCTCAGACCTACCGGCGCTACGCCCGCATCGCTGACAGCCTGATCGATGCCGACGGGAAGTTCTCCACGGAGACCCTGAACCGGATCTCCGAGGTGGGGACGACCAAGGTCGAGAAGATCCTGAAGCTGTCGAACCCGAAGGAGATCCTCACGAAGGGGATCACCTTCGTGGACCCGGACGGAAAGTCGAAGACCTTCACACTGGACGAGCTGTCGGCCAGCCAGCTGGGGAAGATCGTCGAGGAGATCCTGAACCAGGCGAAGCCCCCGGAGACCGGAGAGGACTCGTTCAGCGACAAGATGATCCTCACGGGGACGAAGAAGTTGCGCGACGTGTGGCACCGGATCAAGGTCGCCAAGAAGGGCAAGAAGCTCAACGAGGAGCAGAAAGTCCAGCTCCTGCAGGTCGTCGACTGGCTCGAGACGGAAGTCATCGAGTACGTCCGCCAGAAGTACGGCGAGCAGAAGACCTGACGCATTTCTTGGCCGGTTCCGCGGGTGCGGCGGTGGGGTCACTCACCGAGCGGGTTCAAATCCCGCGCCGGCAGCACAAGGGCGCCCTTCCCGAGATGGCAACGGAAGGGCAGCCAATCCTATCCCCTGAAACTTTCGACCGAATCGAGGTCTCCGTGCTCTCGAACGAGAAGCAAGCCATCCTGTTGCAGGAAGGGAAGCGCATCATCGTTGAGCGACACGCTCAAGACCCGTACAGCGCCCACCGCAAGTGTGAGGACTGCGGTCTCTACACCGGCTGCCGGTCGCCGTTTATGCGGCGCAAGCAGGTGACTGAGAAGCCCAAGATCCTCATCGTGGGGGAGGCGCCCGGTCAGGAGGAAGACGAACGCGGCGCTCCGTTCGAGGGGACCTCGGGCGGTATCCTCCAACGTGCCCTCTTCGGCGGGAAGAATCCCCGCACCGGTGAGTACACCGCCGGTATCGGAATCCCCCGCACCGACGTGGCCTTCACGAACACTGTGGTCTGCCGGCCCCCCAACAACGAGTTGAAGGGAGCTGCCGGGAAGACGATCGTCACATTCTGCCGCGAAGGGGTTCTCCGCGAGATCCAGGACGTGGACCCGGACATCGTGGTCCTCGCTGGCAACATCCCGCTGGGTGCGGTCCTGGGGCTGGACGGCATCCAGACGATGAGTGGGAAGGTCATCTACTCGACGGACGTTCACAGCTACCACGAGAAGCCCTTCCCCTTCGAGGACTCCCGGGACCGGGCGTATATGCCTCTGCTCCATCCCGCATCCCTCACCTATGAGGGCGGGAAGGCTCGGCTGCCGATCTTCCTCGACGGGATCGTGAAGCTGCGCACGCTGTGGGACGGTACCTATCAGCGCGTGAAGCCGAAGCCACCCACGAAGGTGCTTCTCGACTTCGACGAGACGGTCGCCTACCTGAGGGACCTGCTGGCTGCTCCGAAGGCCTCGATCGACATCGAGACGGATCAGCTGGACGCGTATGTGGTGGGCGCCGAGATCCTGACGATCGGGATCGCGATCCTCCAGAAGGACCCGGAGATCCCGGAGTACGGCGAGAAGTCGCCCTGGATCCTACCGGAGTACGCCGTCTCGATCCCGCTGCTCCATCCGGAGAGCCCCTGGACGGAGGAGCAGCTGGTCACGATCCTCGAGATGCTCATCGAGTTCCTGACGGACCCGACGAAGCAGAAGCTCTTCCACAACGGGAAGTTCGAGACCACCTGGTTCGCGCTGAAGCTGATGATCCGGCTGCGTGGTCTCCTGAATGACACGATGTTCGAGCACTTCGTCGTCGACGAGATGCCCGGTACACACGCACTGAAGGGGCCGAACGGGCTGGTCAACAAGTACACCCCGTTCGAGGACTATGACCGTGATATGAAGCGGCTCCTCGCCGAGGCTGGAGGCATCTGGAGGAATGTCGCGCTCCTCCCGACCGGTACATACAACGCCGGTGACGCATACGTCACTGCCTACCTCGAGAACGTGTTCTACCCGTGGCTCCATCGCGAGAACCAGTGGGACGTCTACCGTCTCCTGATGGAGCCGATGGTGAGTTTTCTCACACGGATGGAGCTCAAGGGAATTGCGATCAACAAGGCCAAGGCTCAGGACATCAAGACGGCTTTGGCTGCGCGCGGCGAGATGTACGAGAAGCATATGCGCTCGGTCCCGCAGATTGGTGAGGCGGAGTCCCTCACCCGGCGCCAGCTGGAGGTGAAGGAGCAGGTCTGGAAGAACTCCGAGGACCTCGCCAAGCGGCGGAAGAAGGTGAAGGACCTGGAACAGCAGCAGGCTCACTTCCCGTTCCCGGAGGAGACCACTCCAGAGAGGGAGCTCAAGAAGATCGTCAAGGCAGCTGAGAAGCTGGACAAGGAGCTGGCTGAGGCACGACGCCTCGAGGGGAACTCGCTGGAGCGGTACCGGAACAAGGTGACGAAGATCGAGGATGAGACCATCTTCAACTTCGGCTCTGACGTCCACCTGCACCGTCTGTTCTTCGAGGTGATGGGATTGCGCGTCCTCTCCCGCACACCGACCGGCGCCCCCCAGCTGAACGCCGACGTGTTGGAGGTCTACGCCAAGCGGTACCCGATCGCCTCCTACCTGTCTCGCCTGCGGACAGTCGAGAAGCACGTCTCGACCTACCTGGAGCCCATCCTGACGAACGCCGTCATCAAACCGGACGGCCTGCTCCACGCGAACGTGATGCCGCTCGCAGTCACCGGGCGTCTGATGTCCGGCTCGAAAAACCGTGGGAAGTCTGGCGAGGCTGGTGACAGCTTCAAGTACAACATCCAGAACATTCCCCGGCCCTACGTGCTGCCCTGCCACGAGCACATCCGGGTCGCGAAGAAAGACCTCTTCAAGATCTCCGAGACGTGCAAGCAGTGCCTGATGATTCGACTGCGCGCCATCTTCCAGACACGCTACATCTGTGATCGGCACAAACCCGTCGCCGACCCACAGTGCGACAAGTGTGGGCGCATCGTGAGTGGTGACTACTGCCAGTTGGAATTTATGCTGATGGGCATCCTGGCGCAGGAGCCGGCCGTCCTCAAGTGCATAGAGGTGCAGCAGGAGTGCGAGCGCCGCGGGCGTGAGTACGAGGAGGCCAAGGCGATGGGTCTCGAGCCTGAGCTCCTTGAGGCCTTCAAGAAAGAGACCGAGCTGATGCAGATGCGGGCCGACATTCACCGCATCTCCTCCTCGATGGCCTACGGGAAGCCCCCGGAGGCCATCACGAAGGAGGAGCGTCAGGACATCAAGTCCGCCGTCTCCTTCGGTCTGATCTACGGACGCGGCGCCGATGCGCTGGCCGACGATATGGGCTGGACGCTCGCTTACACCCAGGAGTTCATCCGCAAGTTCTTCGACGGCTACCCGAATATGAAGCGCTGGTTGGACGAGCAGGTGGCCTTCGTGAAGAAGCACGGGTACATCCTCTCGCCTCTGGGACGGAAGCGGAGACTGCCGAACATCCTCTCCACGAACGCGAGCGAGGCGAACCACGCCCGGAACGAAGCCGTGAACTTCCCGATCCAGGGCCCGGCCTCTGACTTCAACAGTCTCAGTGCGATCGCGCTGCAGGCGAAGTATGAGGACCTGGGAATGGAGTCGGCCGTGGTGAAGGTCGAGCACGATGCTACCTACAGCGACTGCCCGCCTGGCGAGTGGGAAGCGGCGATGAAGCTCAAGCAGAAGACGATGGAGGAGATCCCTCTCCAGTTCCCGTTTATGACGCACCGCCTACGGGCTGAGGTCCACTGCGGCGCGTCGATGGATCAGTGATGGCGCGAGACTATGACGCACACCGACTCGGCGTGGGGTGGACGGAGGTTGAGGGGAGCCGAAGGGGCGGCCGTGGCCGCGTCCGCCTCCTCATCTGCTGCGGCCGCTGTGAGTGGCCGCAGGATGTCTACCTCACCGCGTTCACGCGCGTGGGGGTCGTGTGTGAGAATTGCGGAGAGAGAATCGACTACGGCAAGAAGCTGAACGACGAGGAAGCAGTATGAACATCAAGCTCTACAACGAGAGTCTCGACAAGGCCTTGGCGCAGTTCACCCCAGTACCCGCCGAGGAGGAGTCGCATTTCCTGGTCCAGTATGAGGCGGACTCGACGAAGTTCGCCCTGTCGCTGCTGCAGCACAACATTCTGAAGATGGAGGCCGACGAGATCAACCTCCACTTCCTCCACACGGAGGTGTTGCGCGCTCTGAAGGTGCTCTACATCGCCGTGCGCCGGAGTGTGACCGTCACATCGCAGCTGCAGAACGTCATCGACAAGGTCGTGATGGACAAGTTCCTCGCGACCGTTTCGGCGATGCGCACCGTCGCCGAGACGAAAAACAACGACTACAGCCCGTTCAACATCTTCAAGATGGGGAACTTGGGTTTGGCCACGCGCATCGGCGACAAGGTCAGTCGCATCACGAACGCCCTCGTCGCCGGCACCCAGCTCAAGGTCAAGTACGAGTCCGTGATCGACACAGCACTCGACCTCGTGAACTACAACGTGTTCCACGTGATGGTGTGCCTGGACGCCTGGGTCACGCCCGAGGAACGCAGCCACTGGCAGACCTACCTGTCCCAGAACGGCGCGCCCGACGCCGCGCAGGTCTACGCCTTCGTCGGCAACAACCCGATCACTGTGAGGTAACCGATGTCACAGGACCTGGCCACGTTCCCCTACCGCACGCACGATGTGACCCGGATCATCGGCGTCTCTGGTGACGTCCTACGGCGTAGCCCGTTCGGCCGCCCTACAGGACGCTGGACGGGCGGTAAAGACGCTGGAAACGGACTATACTGGAATTTCCAAGACCTTCTCGTGGCCTGGGTGATGCACAATCTGCACCTGAGGTTTCACCTACCTCACAAGAGGCTGCCCCGGGTGTTGCCCCTGGTGATCAAGACCGTCGGTCTCGTCAAGGATCCGGTAGTCCCGTTCACCATCGTGTTCGTCAACAACTTCGCGTACTTCAGCCACCACACGAAGTGGACCGTGTTCGGCTTCCGTGGGGAATCATTCTCTCCGCTCAAGAGCGCTCCAGTGCCGACTAGAGCAGGGAGTCTCAGCCACGCCGAGAGGAAGAAGATCCCCCGCTCACAGCGCGAGAACAAGCCGTTCCACACGCACGTTCTCGACACGCAGGAGCTCATCGACAAGATCCACGAGCTGAGGATCCTGAAGGCGAAGCTCCCTCCAGCTCTGAAGCTCGTACCGTGCGAAGACCCTGAGGAGGTGGTACAAGAATGAGATCGTTCCCGTCTCATCCCAAAGGAGGCTCGTATGTCCGACCTCTGCTTCTGACGCAGATCCCGATGGAGATCGACGGCCCCATCGTGATCCCGCTGCAGGCCGGCGAGTGGGATGGACTGCGCCGCGAGGAGGTGAAGTTCGATCCGCTCAACATCGTGGAGGAGCTGGCCCACAGCGCAGAGAGGTACTGGTGGTGGAAAGCCGTGGAGGGGTACGTCAAGGACCTCTGCGGGCGCTTCCGCTCCGCTCTCCAACAGGCCGAGGCTGAGCTGCGCCTCAAGTACTGGAACAAGAGCAACCGGACGAAGACTGATCCGGACGTCCGCCCGACCGCGGACATCATCCAGGCCTACATCCACACGGACGCGGCCTACCTGCGCGCGAAGGCTCTCGTGCTCGAAGGCGAGAGCCAGCTACGGCAGGTCACGGCGATGGCGTGCGCGATGCGAGACCGCCACAACGCCATTCGGAGCGTCGCTCGTCTGAAGGGCGGCCAGTCTCGCAAGGCCGCGTCGTCTCCCCGCGCTGACGAGGAGATGCCGTGGCGAGACGGATCACCCGTCAGCACCGAGGAGTTCACAGCGAAATCCGACCCGTTCCGTTTCGACACTGAAGAGTTCGCGATCGATGATGACACGAGTTGGAGACCCTGACCCGTGTCGAAAGGACTGATGCCTGTGTCTACCGATTTGATGAGTCTCGAGTATGACGTGAACGACTTGAGCGTGCAGCTCGAAGACGAGCTGTCAAAGTCGTCCACGTCCAACCGCATCCGGATCAAGGCCGGGAACAAGTACCTGCTCTACTTCGTCCCCGGCAAGATCAAGGTGGTGAAGGACCCGACCACCGGCAAAATGCTCCAGAAGCGAGACGTGCCCGCGCGCTGGAAGCAGACCTACAAGGTCCCGGCGATCAGCAAGAGCGACAAGGACTATTACGGGGTGTGTGCCTGGCACACGTTCCGCCGTGAGTGTCTGCATTGCCAGCTGATCACTCTGGCGAAGCAGCATCCGAACCGACTGACCCGCGACCAGGCCGCTCGGATGGAGACCAACGACCAGTTCTGGGGCCGGTACCACCTGCCGGCGATCGACGTGCTCCATCCAGACCTGGGTATCCAGATGGTCGAGATGTCGAAGAGCTGCTACTCCGGCGTCCTCGAGGCGAACAAGCGCTGGCTGCAGCGCACCGGGAAGCATCTCTTCTCCTGGACCTCTGGCACCGTGACTTGCATCGACGTCGTGCAGGAGGATCCGACCAACAACCTCTCGATCCGTTACCAGGGAGAAGGCGGCGCCAAGGGCCCGACCACCCATCCGGGGACCTTCGGAATGGGGATCCGGCAGGTGCTGGCGAAGGTGGGCTCCGCCCTGGACCCGGACTCGCTCGAGGCGGCGCTGCCGGACCTCGACGAGCTCTTCACGGTCGACGCCGACTCCAAGGTCCAGCAGACCCTCGGCGGGTACCTGGGGTTGGATGCGGTCGGTGACGGGGTGACGAAGACCGACGGAGGTGATGAGGCCTTCGAGCCGGGCCAGGACTTCGTCCGTGACGAGGACGAAGGGATCGTCGCCGGCGCGGCAATGAACACCACGGAGGACGAGATCCCCACGGCCACGGTGACGCAGACCGCCAAGCCCGTGGCCCAGCCCCAGACGCGGCCTCAGAAGCCGGCTCCCGTGCAGCAGACCGTTGCGGCACCGGCAGACGAGGACGCGCCGCTCTTCGAGGATGAGGGCGGGCCCGGAAAGATTCAGGGTGCCGGGGACGAACCGATCGGAGACACGGCACCGCCGCCTGCTGTCGACAGCAAGGCAGCGCAGGGTCCGGACCTGGCCGCGCGCGTCCGTGCGCAGATCGCGGCTGGCCGACAGGGACAGCAGCCCAAGAAGTAACCAATGGCGGCCAAGAAAGAAACGGCCGCCGGAGGGAAGCCCAAGGTCACGGTGAAGAAGGCAGGTCCTTCTCCCGTGGCCGAGGGCCAGACCGGACCTCTCTCCTTCGCGCAGTTCCTGGCGAAGGAGAAGAGCAAGTTCAAGGTTCTCTCCGGCGAAGAGGCAATTAACAAGCTGAACGTCAAGACCTGGGTCCCGACGGGCATCCTCCCGATCGACATCCTCCTGGGGGGTCTGGGGATACCGACGGGCCACGCGATGCTGCTCTCGTCCGAGACGAGCGAGGGCAAGACCCTCATCGCCTTGATCCTGGCGATCGCCTTCCAGCGACAGGGGGGCGCCGTCTACATCATCCAGCGAGAAGGCGGAGCGCTGGGCACCTGGATGAAATCTCTTGGGATGATCGCGAACGATCAGCTGATCGTTCCGGAGAACGTCTTCACGTACGAGGAAGCGTTCGCCTATATGGAGAAGATCATCCGGTACCAGATGACGGAGAAGTTCCATCAGCCCGCGATCATCATCTTCGACTCGATCACGGCGATGGAGCCCGGTGCGAACTTCGAGAAGGAGGAGTGGATCGAGATCCTGAAGAGCCCGGAGCTCAAGGCGCGCATCTCATCTGCGTTCCTTCCCAGACTCTTGCGCTACCTGCTGGACTCGAACGTCTTCCTCTGCGCGATCTCCCAGCTGCGCGAGAACATCTCCAAGAATCCCAGGATGCCCGCACGCGGTCCGAAGCGAAAGACTTCCGGGGGCGATGCGTGGCCTTTCGATGTGTCACTCCACATCCGCATCCGCGCCGTGAAAGGCGGCGAGGTCTACCCCTACGCTCCCTCCAAGGGGCAGAAGGGCAAAGAGTACCTGATGGGGAAGGATCGTGTGCACGAGCCCGTGGGCAAGGAAATCGAGCTCTTCGGGATGAAGTCGCGTACAGGTCCTCCAGAGCGGAAGGCCTTCGTCAAGGTGATCTACACGCCAGGATATGGGTATCAGCTAGGGATCGATCCAGAGGATGCACTCCTGACCTGGTACCGTGACAGAGGTCTCATCGGGAAGTACACCGGCAAGGATCCTCAGTACACCGCCAAGGACGTGAAGGATGCGGTCCGTGAGGTCTGCATCGACGACGTGGCCTACCCCTTCATCGGCATCCGAGGGTGGAAGGAGCTCCTGCAGGACGCAGAGCTCCGAGAGAAGCTGGAGACCTTCGCGCGAGAGAATGCCAACATCCGCGGCATCCGCGACAAGGAGGAAGACGACTCCGGAGACGAGACCATCCCCACGAGCTCGTCCGGTGATGAGCCGATCCCAGGCTCAGGGGACGAAGTGCCGGAAGTCACGGACTACGGAACCTACCTGGACAACCTGGGGGATGAGGCTCCCGGCTCCGGCTTCTGACCGGCGAACATCGGTGTTCGTATGACACAACACGTCGCACTCATCATCGACGGTCCGCATATGACGCGGAGGCACTACCACGTCACGGAGAAGCTCACGAACGCGGAAGGCAACGCCACGGGAGGGATCTTCGGATTCCTCTCGGAGGTCTGCCTTCTGGCACGGGAGTTGGAGCCGGACCTGATCATCGCCGTCTGGGATCACGGAAGCGATCCGTGGCGACTGAAGCTCCACTCCGGGTACCGTGACCGTCGCGATCCGAACCCTGTGAAGGAGGCGGAGCGCAAGCGGCACGGCCTGGCTGTGGACTGGCAGGTCGGTCAGTTGGTGAACAGGGTCTGCCCGATCGTGGGCGTGCCCTGCCTCCGGGTCCCGCAGATGGAGGCGGACGACATCGTCTATCTCCTCGCGCGGCACATCCTCCCACCGGCGACCAAGAAGCTGATCGTGTCCGGCGACAAGGACTTCCTTCAGCTGGTGTCCGACGACATCTGGGTCGTGAACCCGGGCAAGAAGAAGCAGGCTGGCGATCCGGTTGGTCTCATCATCAGACCGGACAACTTCGGGGAACTGTACGACGGCCTGACGCCGCAGCAGTATCTCGAGGGTCGGCTGATGACCGGGGACGACTCCGATCACATCGACGGGATTCACGGGATCGGCGACAAGACGGCCGCCAAGATCATCAAGAGGTTTGGGGGCCTCCTCGAGGCTCTCGAGCGGCCCGACGAGGTCACGAAGATGGGGAAGGTCGCTTCTCGCATCGTCAGTGACGAGGGTCTCATCGCGATCGAGAAGGCGCAGCAGCTGATGAACCTCAGCCAGCGCCCGACCAGTCCTGAGGAGATCGGGCGCATCCGAGCGCTCCTGACTCAGTCACGCTCGAAGCTGGGTTTCCATCAGGCTGAGCTCGACAACTACTGCCTCGAGCAGGATGCCCTCCACTTCCAGGCGGAGGCAGGGCACTGGATCCTGGCGATGCAGGCCTATTTCGATCGGTCACGCCTCTACCGGGTGTGACTCCGGTTACAGAGTAGAGAGCACAGGAGGTTTCCGTGAAGACCAAGAAAGTCGCGGACCTCAATCTGGTGCTCGTGGCAGACGTGCACGCGGACATCTACCCGGCCTATCCGGAGATGTTCGGGAACATCCAGAACGCCCTGAGGGAGGCCGCCGACATCGCGGCGCGCCTCCCGAACGGTGCGCTCGTTTCCTTGGGGGATCTTCTGAACCCCCGCTCTGGCAAGATCTCCACCTCGGTGATCGACCCGATGTTCCGTCTGTTCCGCGAGATCCAGGAGAAGGTCCCTGTCTACATCCTGCCGGGCAACCACGCCCGCGGGTCCGAAGACCGCAACGACCACGCCGAGAGGCCTCTGGGCGGTTTGTCGGATGTCACATTCTTCGATACGTACACTGCAACGGAGCTGAGTGCTCCCGGGTCCGATCTGAAGGTCCTCCTCTGCTGGGTTCCCTACACGGACAGCCGGGAGGAGTTCGTCCATCAGGTCACTGAGCTGCGCAGCGCTCTCCGCCCCGGACAGACCTCCGTCCTCTTCACCCATCAGGCCTACACGGGTGGTGACGTCGGAGACGAGGAGGAGGGCTTCGCGCCCCCGGAGAAGTTCTGGTCTCTACCGGACGATCTCTTCATAGGGTTCACCCACGTATTCTCCGGCCACTTCCACCGACATCAGACGCTGTCGGCGGGTGGAGGCAAGGTGACATACGTGGGCAGCCTGATCCAGCGCAACTTCGGGGACCGCGGTCTTGACAAGGGACCGGTCATCCTCTCGCTGTTCCGGGATCACATCGAGTTCGCGCAGCACCCGCTCTACACCGCACCGCACTTCCACTACGTCCTTCTGGACTCGCTGGAGGCCCTGGAAGCTGCCAAGGTGAATCCCGCCTACACCAACTGCTACATCCGACCCATCGTGACGCACCCCTCCATCACCCCGGAGGGCATCGCGTCAATCCCGTCCCTGCGGACGATCTCACCCAGCTGGAACCTCACGCCCAACGTCGAGGTCCGGGCCGACATCACCGACGAGTCGACCCCGGAAGAGATGATGCAGGCGTGGATGGAGTACGCCTACGGGGGCCTCTCGGCGGAGGAGCAGACCGCTCTCCTGCAGACCGGATTCGATCTGTATGACGCCGTCGCCGACGACATCCAGTTCCAGGAGCGCACCGCGCAGGGCGTCATCGAGTTCGGGGACCTGACACTCACGAACTTCGGCGCCTTCAAGGAAGCAAAGCTCCACCTGGGGGGCACCGGTGTCACGGTGATCGGAGGCCTGAACGGCGTCGGCAAGACGACGCTGGGAGAGGCCCTCGACTTCGTAGTGTTCGACGAGTACCGAGGCGAGGCGGACGAGGTGATCAATCTGGGCGAGACCTCGTGCCAGGTGTCCCTCACATTCCGCATCAACGGAGAGGACTGTGAGATCCGCCGCGGCCGGAAGCGGAAGGGGAAGAAGAGCGAGATCAGCCTCTACTTCCGCCAGGGCGCCGTCGAGCACACCGGGGACATCCAGGAGCACATCAACAAGGCCTTCGGCGTGGGCTACAACGTGTGGCGCCAGGTCGTGAACATCCGGCGCGTGATGCCCTTCGCTCAGTCGACGAATGCGGAGCGTCACAAACTGCTGGACAGTGTCCTCGAGAGCTCCTACTGGGACATTCCGCTGAAGGCTACCAGCAAGGCCTACGGCGACACGATGAAGCAGATCAGCTCGATGGAAGCGACGATGGCCGAGAAGGCATCGGTCTATGAGGGCATCGATCTGAAGATCGCCGACCTCGAGTCGCGCGACCGCCAGCACGCACTCCTGCAGGAGGAGAGGAAGAACCAGAAGGCGGCCATCATTCGCCACCTGGAGAGCTCCCGTGCGGAGACTGCCCGGGAGCTGGAGAAGGTGTCTGCTCCGGTAGGCGCCGACATCGCACAGATCGAGGCGCAGATCGAGGCGGGGCAGACCGCACTGAACAATCTGGAAACCCCCGATCTGACCCGGTTGGAGGAGCTCCAGACCCTACACCGAGAGTTGGAGCAGAGTTCCACCACAGCACGCAGCGCAGCCACGTACCTGACGCAGCAGAAGGAGCAGAAGAAGCGCGGGCTGGACAGCGTACTTCAGAATGCCCGGACCCTGATCGGGAAGCGCTGCCCGAAGTGTCTAACCCCGATCACGGAGGACACGTTCGCGCACTGCCAGGAAGAGGTCACTGCCGGTCTCCAGAGAGAACTGGACGAGATGACGACAACGATCGCCGGCCACCAGCAGACGATCGTAGACAACCAGACGCTCCTCCAGGAACTGGGCACGGAGATCGTAGCGATCAAGGAGGTCGGCAACGTCCGCGCGCTCACCGAGAAGTCCATCACAGACCTGCAACTGAAACGCGCCAACGCCGCGGTCGCGCAGACGGAACTGGTCGAGAAGCGAAAGACGCTGAAGACCAAGCTGGACGGCATCGACACGAACCTGGAGGAGAAACGCAACGAGGTCATCCAGCTAGAGGCCAGCCCCTACACCGAGCTCATCGAGAAGGAGAAGGAGGCGAAGGTCACCCTGGGCCTGGAGCTGGAGACATTCCTGGCTGATCTCGAGGCCACCCGCTCCAAGGCCCGCTACCAGGGGATCTGGATGGAGGGCTTCAGCCGGACCGGGATCCGCAGTCTCGCGCTGGACCGGCACATCCCCCAGATCAACACGCTGGGGAACGAGGGGATCCAGGACACGACCGATGGCCGGATCAGTCTCGAGCTGGGGTCTACCTCCTCGACCCAGGCCGGGAAGCTGAAGGAGGAGATCTCGCTGACGATCCGGAATTCGCGCGGGCACAGCAACTATGCCCGGAACAGCTCCGGACAACAGACCCTGGTGAACAGCTCGCTCACCCTCGCGGTGAACGAGCTCATCCTGGCGAAGCGCAATCACGGCTTCGGGCTGGTCTGGTTCGACGAGGCCTTCGATGCCTTGGCCGGGCCCTGGTGTGAGACTCTCGCTCGGCACCTGAAGAAGCGGGCGCTCCGGCGCCGGATCATCCTGGTCAGCCACAACCCCGTCATCGCCGGTCAGTTCGAGCACACGCTCGAGGTCCGCGAAGTCGGTCAATACCACTCTGAGCTGGTGCAGCTATGAGCGAAGAGACCCCCACTACCGAAGCTCCGGCCCAGCCGCCGGAGCGTCAGTTCCAACACCCAGAGGACGCACCCTGGGACATCGACTACCGCCAGGCGATCAAGGAGCTCTTCCCCCTGCCGGCCTTCCGGCAGTTCCAGGAGGAGACGGTCCAGAAGATCGACGTGGCCTTCCGAAAAGGAGCCCGTGTGGTGGTCGTGGAGGCGCCCACCGGGAGCGGGAAGAGCCCGATGGCTGTGACGGCCGGGCGCAAGTACCCCGCCTACTACGCCACCTCGCAGAAGCTTCTCCAGGACCAGTACTTGAGGGACTTCTCCTCTGACATCGTGCTCCTCAAGGGCCGGGGTACCTACAACTGCCCGGTCACGAACGAGCCGTCCGACGTGGCGCCCTGTGTGCAGTTCCGCCGGCGCCTCAAGGTGAACTGCTACCTGGACGAGGAGGGCAACGATCGTCGCGGGGCCAAGGTCGTCAACGGTGACGGCAGCGACGTGCAGCCCTGCCGCTGTCCTTACGCCGAGGCTCTGGATGCTGCCGAGCAGTCCCAGATGACGATGTTCAACTACCACGCGTTCCACTTCCAGAGGAACGCGTTGAAGACGATCGAGACCGGCGAGGTGAACGATGACGGCGAACCCATCCTGATGCGGGTGCCGCGCTTCAACCCGCGCCCGCTGATGATCCTGGATGAGGGGCACAACGTGGAGGCGATCTATATGGATCTCATCCAGCTGGCCCTCTCCGAGGATTCCGCGCCTGGTCTCGTCCTCGACCCGGACGAGACGACCGATCAGGTCGCAGAGAAGTGCCGGCCCCCGAAGACCGACAAGTCTGGGATGATCACGAAGCCTGGCGGGAAGTACTGCCAGTCCGTCGCCCTCCAGCTCCTCGCCGAGCACGAGTCGATCAAGCTGGTGCCCAACGTCGGCGAAGGCCGCAAGCAGCGCATCCAAGCCTTCCGCAGGATCCAGAAGCTGGAGCGCATCTTTATGCAGATGGCCGACCTCTACAAGCGCTTCGAGGCGAAGGGCACGCTGAAGGACGAGTGGGTGCTCCAGGTGGAAAAGGACAAGGACGATCCGACACGGGTCAAGAAGCTGATCCTCAAGCCCATCTACGTGAAGGACTTCGTGCCGCACGTCCTCTTCAAGTGGGGCGCGCGCATCCTCATCCTCTCCGCCACGATCCTCGACTGGGAGACCTTCGTGGACGCATTGGGTCTGGAGGAGCTGCGGAAGAAGGGCAAGGTGCGGTACATCCCGGTGCCCTCGACCTTCCCCCTGAAGAATCGCCCGATCCACTTCTATCCGTGTGGGAACCTGGGCTTCAGGACGTACGCTCAGGACCTGCCCCGGGTGATCGCCGGCATCGAACGCGTGCTAGAGCTCCATCCCAACGAGCGCGGGATCATCCACTGTCACTCGTGGAAGATCCTGGACGCGATCCGGAAGGCGATCCCCAGCGGGCGGCTCATCTGCCAGACCCAGAACGACAGCCGGGAGGGGCTGCTCTACGCGCTGGAGTCGAGCAAGAATGGAGTCATCGTGGCACCGGCGATGCACGAGGGGATCGACCTGAAAGGGGACCTCTCGCGCTTCCAGATCATCGTGAAGGTGCCTTACCCGCACGCGAAGGACCCTCAGATCGAGCGCCGTATGACTCTCGACCCTGCCTGGTACACCTGGCAGACCGCCCTCAAGCTGGTACAGGCCACCGGACGATCGGTGCGTGGGCCCGACGACTGGGCCATCACCTACGTGCTGGACTCCGGCTTCAGCCAGTTCTACTACAAGGCCTCGCGCATCCTACCGTCCTGGTTCACGGAGGCTGTCCAGCACCACAACGTGTCCGACACACTGGTGTGGCTGGGATTGCAGCTGGCGATCACGCTGGCTCCGGAGCCTGGATCGGGGCGAAGGAGGCGCGGGCTGTGATCCTCGGCATTACTCCGACCTGGGCCGTCATCCTCCGGTACACCCCGGAGGAGATGTTCGCAGCGAACGAGATCCTCTCGTGCGCGAACCCAGCGTACTTCCGGGCGATCAAGAACAAGCACTTCGGTGTGGGCAAGTATAAGTACATCCTGGAGGGAAAGAAGTTCCCGGCCGGGTTGGTGCCACACCTGATCAAGGAGGCGACCAAACAGGGGATCACGGTCCAGGTCGGCATCGATCAACGCCCCAAGCTGCAGTGGGAGCCGCCGGCCCACGATATGTTCGGGGAGTTGAGCTCCCTGGGAGAGACCCTCTACCCGCAACAGGTGGAGGGCGCTCTCCGCTGCCTCGAGTCCCCGGACAACGGATACATCAAGGCAGGCACCGGCGCAGGCAAGACCGAGATGATGTTCGCCATCTACGAGTCCTACCGCCGGAAGCAACCAATACGCGCGCTCCTCCTCGTGACGAGTGAGGACCTCCACACGCAGGCCATCGAACGGATCCAGAGCCGCTTCGGTGTGCACCAGCCCATCTACCAGATCCGTGGCGAGATGGCGGATCTTCCTGACCACGGCCTCGTCGTCTCCACCTACCAGACGCTGCACAACAGGCTCTTCGGAGGTCAGAAGAGCGTGCCGGTCCGGGACGTGAACGGGAAGATGACCAAGAGGCGCGAGACACGCCTCATACCTGCCAGCCCCGCCGTGCAGGCGTGGGTGAAGGGCGTGCAGGTCGCATTCATCGACGAGTGCGACCTGATGCCGGCCGGTGAGGGCAAGGGGAAGTACCAGGCCTGCGTGAGGGCGCTGGAGAACGTCGCCAAGAAGGTGGGCTTCTCTGCGACCCCGATCAGCAAGAAGAGCGCGTGGAGGAACCTGCAGCTGCGCGGCTGGCTGGGCGGTCAGTTCTATCACTATAAGGACGAGGCTCGCCTGGAGCAGGGACGCGTGGCACTCTCCTACATCTACTCGAGGATGGTCGGCGACGAGGAGGAATTCCTCGACCTCAACTACGGAGAGGAGGCGCTGGACCAGGCCCTCTACGAGTATGAGCCGTACGTCCAAGCGATTCTGGGCGAGAACGACAACGAAGGTTGCCGCTGGCTCTACCGGAACGACCTGCCCACGATGGTGCTCGTCGATCGCAGACGGTTCGGCGAGAAGGTCCTGAGTGTTCTACAGCGGCACTTCCCCCCTCACGAGGTGGCCTACATCGACGGTGACGTCACGAAGAAGTTCTTCAAGGCAACCCGTGACGCATTTGAGGCGGGTCAGGTGAAGATCGTCGTGGCAACGCAGAAGATCGGGCGTGGGCAGGACTGGCCCATCACGTCCGGTCTCGTCCTCGCCCGTATGCTGCGCGACGAGAACGCCCTCGAGCAGGCAGCCGGCCGAGGCGACCGTGACAAACGTCGCTTCGGTCGCCGGAACTTCCAGATCGTCATCGACATCATCAATATGCGCTTCATCGACGCGATGAAGCAGGGACTCGCCCGCATCGAGAAGTACAAGAAGAAGAAGACCTACAGGTATATGGGGGACGCGCCACTGGAGATTCCGCCGGATGACGACGCCTCTCTACCCTGACAATCCAGAGCGCGGGGCGACTCTCCTTGCGACGCTCTTCTACCGGCTGAGTGGACAGAAGAGTAGGATGGTAGGTCCGTTTCTCAAGTCGTGGATACACTTTCAGCGGCTGCGGGAACTCCTCGTCAGGTACAACTGGCAGGGGTACTACAAGGCCTACCTGAAGGCGCAGTTCGAGCACGCGGCGTATCTGAAGAAGCCGCTCTACCCGTCGATGCTCTACTCAGAGCACGCACAGGAGACATTCAAGCGCTATATCGCGTACAAGAAGAGACGGGTCGGAGACCACGAGAACTACCTGGCCGCAGAGCCGGAGCTCGAGTCGACCGTCTTGGAGAGTTACTTCGAGCAGGGACACTTCACGCTGTACCACTTGTGCCTCAATCGTGGTATGGAAAAGGAGATAGTCTTCCAGAAGTTCCATCACGAGTTCCACCCAACCTTCATTGCGGTGTCTCTATGGAACCAGCTCGAGGCAGGAGACTTCGACGGCGTGCCGGCCAAGGCCCTACACGCGTACCGCCGCGTCAGGAAACACAAGAACCTCGAGGAGGTGAAACGGCTTTATGCAAGATACCTCGACAGAGAACTCCGTAGGCAAAAGAGACGCGAGCGCCTTCTTGGCATCGCTGAATGAGACGACGTACCAGTGGGAGGAGCCGTTCCTCCGACGTGTCCTCGGTCTCTGGATCCACGACAAAGACTTCCTGCCGTCCTACCGACAGGCGTGCGACCCGCTCTACTTCGAGGTGGAGCCCCTGAGGCACGTGGCGCACGGGATACTCAACCACTTCGACGAGAACTACGCCCCACCGCCACAGTCCTCCCTCAAGCACCGGCTCGAGTTCTTCAAGCCGCAGGTCAACCCGCAGAAGACCAACAGCCCAGAGGTACGGAAGCTCGTCCAGATCCTCTACGATCAGAAGATCGTGGATGAGGTTGCGGCCTCACGTACACAGCTCGAGGACCAGTGCAAGAAGTTCGCACTCTTCCAGAGCTGGAAGTACGCACTATACCAATCGACACAGCTACTGCCCAAGATGGAGTTGGACGAGGCCAGGCGCATCATCTTCGAGGCGGACAACGTCATCGTGGATATGTCCGACGAGGGGCGCGACCTCCACGAGAATGTGGACAACCTGCTGGCCTGGGCCAAGCGCAAGGAACTAGGCCGCATCAGCTGCGGTATGCCCCTCCTCGACGCGCAGATGGGCGGTGGGATGGCCGAAGGCGAGGTCATCGTCCTGGCTGGAGGGACGAACGTCGGCAAGACGACCGGCGGCGTCGTCTGGGGTTACGGCGCCCTGGTGACCGGTGCGCGCGTCCTTCACATCGCCAATGAGGCGCAGCGTGAAGAGATCGAGATCAAGTACGTCGCGCGTATGACTGGCGTTCCGATCAACACCATCGCGGACAACTGCGATGAGGTCCGCCAGAAGATGAAGGAGTTCAAGGAGCAGTACGACTACTATCTCCATACCAAGTACTACACGCAGCACAAGCACACCATCGTCGAGGCCTACAACTACTTCCTGAAGCTCAAGCGCCAGAAGAACTGGCACCCCGATCTCGTCGTCATCGACAACCCTGACCTATTCAAGCCGCAGCGGAACTACCGAGAGCGTAGTGATCGTGAGATCCAGGAGAACTACTCCTACATCTGCGGGTGGGCTCGCAAGCATCGCGTTCCGATCCTCCTGACCTCCGATGTTCAGAAGGAGCACGGAGAGAAGAAGCGCATCACACGCTTTATGGGCGGCGGGTCTTACGCCAAAGGTAAGTACGTCGACATCTATGTGGGGATCGGCGCCGATGAGAAGATGCGTGCACTGGACACAAACGGCGGTTACATCGAGCTGTGGGTCAACTTCGACAAGGTGCGCAACAGCGGCCCAGGCCAGACCATCCTCGTCCGCTTCTATCCGCAGATCGCAATGTGGGAACCGCTGCGTTTCATCCCCGCCTCTGAGTTCAACGAGCGCAAGGGCGGTTGAGGTATGCCTATGCCTGTTCAAGTTTACTTTAGTCACACGTGCTGGGAGGGAGACCTCGCGGCGTTCCGTGACTGGCAACGAGGGCTCTCTCGAGAGCTCCTGGTCCCCCTGGACCTGATGGAGGGCTGGTGCCAGAAGCCTCCGATGGAGGTCTTCGAGTGGCTCTCCTCCGACCCGCCGAATGCCCTCTACCAGGGAGCGCCTGGGATCCGCGCCGAGCCTCGCATCCTCACCTGGATTCGCAAGATGGGAGAGTACCTTCCATTGGGCTGGGAGACGATCGAGGCACACCCACTTCACCCCCTCCTGCGGATGCTCACCTTCGGGCAACAGGATGGGTGGAGCCCCCTGGTCTACCGGCCCCTGATGCAGCCTCTGCGGCACATCTGTGAGGCCTTCCGGGAGCAGACCGACGAGACCTACAAGGGCCTCTACCTCCGGTCCGCGCGGATGCTGATCGGCTTCGAGCGCGCCGACAAGAAGGGTGGCGAGATCCGCTTCAGCATCGGAGACGAAGGGTGGGTTCGGTGAGCAAGCTCCTCGAGTATCTCACCGATCACTGGGGGGAGCCGCGGAAGAGTGGCCGCCACCTCGTGTGGCGCTGCCCCCAGCCGGACTGCCCCGACAAGAGCGGACACTTCTTCGTCACCTTCATCGAGGAGGAGTTCGCGATCGGGCGCTGCAATCGGTGCGGCTGGCCGACGCAGGGATCGGGCTACGACATCGCCCGCATCCTCGCCGAGCAGGCAGGGATCTCCCGTCGGGCGCTCCTGGGGCGCATCGGCATCGCGGGGCAGTTCGACCCCTCCGAGGCCAGCCGCCTCATCTCAGCATTGGCCCGGGACATCGGGGCCTTCGACCCGTATGAGGGACTGCCCGATACGCCGCCCCACGAAGTGGCCGAGACGATCCCGGAGATTCCGGACGAGGTGCCGATCGTTGAGCCCGTGCAGTCGAAGCCTGACGTCTTCGACCAGGGCCACTACGGGCTCTTCCTGGACGTGCTGCAGCCGATGGACAAGGAGATCGGCGTGCGCGCCCGAGACTACCTCTTCAGCCGGGACTTAACCCCGGACCTGATCAAGAAGTACGGGATCCGGTACTGCCACAAGGCGTGGGTCCAGGGACCGCGGTACCAGGTCCGCCCGGACAGACCCGGGTACACGATGGGACAGCGCTTCCACGCGCGAGTGATGTTCCCGATCGTCTTCCGGGGCAAGGTCGAGTTCTGGCAGGGCCGCGACATCCTCGAGGACAACCCAAAGTCGCCCAAGTACAAGAACCCTGTCCCTGGGGTAGATGTGACACTGAAGGCCACGGACCTGCTCTGCGGTTTCGACGTTTCCCAGGGATGTGACACGCTGGTCATCGTGGAAGGTCCCACCTGCTGGATCAAGGTCCTGGAGGCGGGCCCCTACGGCTGCATCGCGATGCTGGGAAAGGGCCTGGGTGGGGTCCGTCCAGGGCTTCTTCGGGCGATCGCACCGAAGCGTATCGTCCTCTTCTTCGATCCCGACGTCGAGGTCAGGATCCGCCGGGAGCTCGTCGAGATCTGCCGTGCCGTTGCTCCGACCTTCTGGACGCAGACGAAGAGCGAACGGAAGGATCCCGGAGCGATGCAACCCGATGAGATCAACTACACTGTCGGGGCCGCGCGTGAGTTCGGATTCCTCGACAGTATTGGATATCTTACGAGTACTCGTAGTCGATATAATGGGTCTTCCGGTTGAGAGCGACCGCGACCGCACGATTGATCACCCTGACGAGGGTGTGGCTGTGATCCGACAGCCACTTCGCAAACTGGCTGTCGAGATCGGCAGCGATGGCGGTGGGCGTCTGGGAGGACTCCGGACCGCTGGTGGAGGTGCGTTCGATGATGACGGCGACGGAGAATGCCATAGTGCCTTCATCGTACCCAGAGGAGCTGGCCGGAAGCAACCTCTGCATCCTGGCACTGGACCTGGCCAAGACGAGCGGCTGGGCCCTGATCCGGCGAGACGGGAGTCGAGACTCCGGCGTCGAGCGCTTCAAGTTCGATCGGGAGTCTCGCGGGATGGTCTACCGGAACTTCGGGATCTGGTTCCGAAAGCTCGTGATGCAGGAGCGCGCCGACATCGTGATCTCCGAGCATCCTCTCAGCCACAACAGCGCGGACGCTGTCGAGATCACTCAGACGATGTCCGGCAAGGTGAAGGAGATCCACGAAGAGGTGTTGGAGCTCTACAAGAAGCGGCGGAACCAGTGGTCTGAAGAGGACTGGGCGAAGATCTCCCAGGCCACCGCCATCCTGCTCCACTACGGAATCCAGGTGCCGCAGGCGGAGCTCCACTACTTCGACCACGTGCAGCCTCTTCCCAACGAGCTCACCCAATGGGTCCGACGGAAACTGGGGCTCAAGACCGTGGGGGAGAAGCGTGAGGAACTGCGAGAACAAGGTGTGAAAGGGCGCTCGAAGATGAAGGTCGAGTCCGACCCGATTCCAGAGAGCAAGGCTATGACCCGGCAGTATGCCGAGGTCATCCTGGGACGCGCGCCGGAGACATCGGACGAGGGGGACGCTGTCTGCCTTCGTGAGATGGCTGTCGAGCGCTACGCCCCGGAGTTCATCGTTGCCTGAAAAAGGAGAAGAGCTGTGGACCGCAAGGAAGAGAAGATCACCATCCCGCTCGCGGAGTACGAGCGGCTCATCACCCTCGAGAAGGAACGTGCGAAGCTCCCACCGGACGTGGTCGCCGATGAGGTGAGGATCCTGACCAAGGAGCAGTTCCGTGCCGTCGTGAACCAGGCGCGTGGGATGGACATCACCGGGACGACCTGCACGGGTTGTATCGACGGTGTCGAGATCATCTGGTTCATCGTGGATCTGCTGATGCGCATCCTCGACGGCCTGAAGCTGCCGGCACAGGATGGGCTGGTACTCGCCGCGCGGCACGCCGGCTGCAACCACGCGCACATCGACCGCGCGTACGCGATCGCGAAGGTCGTGGGCCGACGCCGCGGCCGGGAAGGCCACTTCCTGGATCAGCTGCTCGCCATCATTCAGATGGGCCTCGACAAGGTCCGACTCGGAGCAGAGCCTCGGTACCTGGCCGTCGACGACCTCAAGGAGATCCGTACCGCCGTCGTGGACGCCGACGGCGAAGTGCGGCGAGTTCTGGCGGAGGCGTCGGCCTCTCAGACGAAGATCCCCATCACGCGGAACACGGACTCCCACGAGATCGCCAAGGAGTTCGCGAAGAACGACGTCGACCCGCCGACCGACGCCCCTGTCGCCCCGACCCCTGAGGAGCCCGCCGAGGAGCCGAAGGACGCTCCGGACAAGACCGAACGCTACAAGCTGAACTGACCCAAGGAGGACACCCGTGAGAACCTTTGCCGTGCCTGATTTCGAGATCACGACCGATGAGGAGACCGTGTGGGTGAACAGTGCCGAGGGCTGGTGCGCCGCGCGCTTCAGTCGGCTGGGCGTCGACATCCACACCGCGCCCGACAAGGAGAAGCTCACCCAGAGCTGCCTCTACTGCACGCAGACCAAGACCGAGCCCGCGGACTGGAAGATCTTCCAGCGGAAGATGCTGGAGCACTACAAGGTCGAGGTCCCTGACGACTTCGCCCCGGGATACCTGGTGCACCCCGCCTATGGCTCAGCGCCCTTCCCGCTCTGGTTCGTCGCCCTCGAGGCGTTCGTCGCCGAGATGCAGCTGAACCTGGTGCAGCCCGGCCGCGCCGTCGCCATCCTGGGCCACGACCTGGGCCTGGGTGTCGACGAGATCAGCAAGGTCGGGGAGGCCAGCCGGCGCGCCGCCAAGAAGGCAGGCTTCGAGGTAGCGCCGATACGTAGCTACTTCCTCGCGCTCCTCATCGCCGGCGCGCGGAAGATGGGAGCGCAGCCGGAGACCACTGCCGACTACGACAAGATGCGCGTGCTCTTCGATGCGCTGGTCGTCGAGGTGAACAGCCTGAAGCTGAACCAGGAAGGGGAGTGGTGCAACGGGTGCTCGCGCTGCCACCACCCCGCCATCAAGCCCTACCAGCACCAGGCCGCCCACGCGCACGCTGCACAGGAGGTCGTCATCGCCGCTATGCAGCAGGCTCAGGAAGACGCTCCTCGGGCTGAAGACGACTTCTCACCGGTCGACAAGAAGGACGTTCACTAATGCCCCCGGACAAGAAGCGACAGCGGGGTGTCGTGCGTGGTATCGCGACGGAGAAGATGGGAGACGGCGCGGAGTATTCGATCGACCTCGACAAGGAGAAGGGCTACTTCTCCTGTGAGGTGGGTGAGGACTGGCTCACCGACGAGAAGCTGGAGGGCCTTCGGCGCCGGATCGTGAAGGTCCACAACGAGCTGGCGGAGGCGGACTACCGCCTGGTGATCGCTATCAACACCGAGCCCTCATATGGCGGCCTTCGCGGGGTATTCTCCCTGGACTCGTTCTCGTTCGCGGTGTTCTACATCTGGGAGCGGCCCGGTAAACACTCCTACAAGCGGGAGGCGCGCTTCTGGGACGGCGTGACGATGGAGCCCTCGTTCGGCCGGGACGAGAGAAGGCCGGACTGGAGCACCAAGCCCTACGGGCCGAACGACCAGGTCCGTATCGCAGAAGGAGGCGGACAGTCCGCGTTCGGTGACGGTAAGCAGATCCCCTACACCTGGGAACGCTGGGCCCTGCTGACCGACCTGAAGAAGCGCATCGGACAGCTGCGCCGTGAGCTGGGCCAGTTCTTCGACACGAAGGAGCTGGCCGAAGGAATGGACCGCCTCATCACTGTCGGAGCGGTACCGCAGCTACTCCCGGCCGCAGAGAAGGAGCCAAAGGAATGAGCTACCCAGTTGTACACAGCCCCGTGTTCCGCACGATTTCCGATACACCGTATCTCCGCGGTCCGGGGGTGGTCGTGCTATCGGCGCCTCACGTCGACCTGTCCGGGATGCGCCCCTTCCTCATCGACTTCGGGATGGGGTTCGAGAACTACCTGGACGACCCCACAGATCTGCCTGACTGTGAGAAGCTGATCAAGGTGGCGGGCCAGCTCTGCTACTTCAGCTTCGGCGAGAAGCGAACGAAGAACGACCAGGCCCAGGCCTACTTCGACCACATCAAGGAAGGGGGTCACGGAAGCGTGCTAGAGCACGCGAACATCTCCCTACTCCTCTACGGCGTCGACCGGGCAACCACACACGAGATCGTCCGGCACCGCGCCGGATGGGGCTTCTCGCAGGTGTCGCAGCGCTTCGTTGACGGGAAGACGCTGCGTTTCGTGGAGCGGCCCGAGTTCCAGGCCCACGCCGGGCTGCACCAACTCTTCAAGGAGCGCATCGACCGCGTGGCTGACGAGTATGGCCGACTTGCGGACGTCCTTCTGACTGCACAGAAGGACGGTCTGGAGGTCCTATCGGAAGAGGGTCGAACTGCTCTGAGAAAGAAGGTGAACCAGGCCGCCCGTGCTGCCCTCACGAACGAAACCGAGGCTCCCATCATTGTCACGGGGAACCTGCGCGCTGTCCGCCACAAGGTGGAGATGCGTGCCAACAAGGGAGCCGACCTCCCCATTCGTCAGCTCGCAGTCAACATCCTAGAGTGTGTACGCCCGCTGGCCCCAAGGATTATGGCGGACCACGAGGTCGAGTCGCTGAGTGACGGGACCGTGGCTGTGAACGCCAAGTTCCGTAAGGTCTGACGAACATTGAAGTTCGTCGTACGAAAAGAGGAGAGATCAATGCGCTGCCCGAAATGCTATTCGCCACGGTTGGAGCAACAGCACACGAACTACCTCGTCCACCCACCGATCCACAAGCTGCGTTCGATCAGCTGCCCGAAGTGCGGCTGGCACGCGACCGAGTATCCACCGATGACCTTCCGCGAGTACCTGGAGGTCTCCCTTCAGTTCGGGTCGGACGCGGCCGCGGACCGATGGCGGCTCGTCTACCACAAGAAGCTTGACCACCCAGAGCTGCAAGCCCTGCTCCTGAAGGTCGACGAGGCGAAGCAGGGCCTCACCGAGTACATCACGAAGCTGCCCACGTTGATATGGGACACACCCGGGACGGTACGTCTTCCGAAACAAGAGGAATACAAGTCTGGGTGTATCGATGAGCCGCGCACGGGGCTCTATGCGGCCGCGATCTGCGATCTCTGCATCGACGGTAAGGGCGAGGCCTGCAACACCCCCGCCTGCATCTTCTGCCGTCACCGTGTACCGGAAAATGGGCTGATGCGTGAGCTGCTGACACCGCTGACACCGCTCCGCCAAGACAATCCAGGACCGAACCGCTACATCGAGGCCGTCCCGCCGGAGGGCCGGCACCAGTTCGAGTGCGTGTACTGTGGCGCCCCCATCGTCCCCGGCGTGCATCCCAACTGCTGTGCAGAGACCCGTGACAAGAAAGGCCCGCTGGGAGAGGAGGTCCCGCGATGATGTGCGTCATCTGCAAGCTGGTCGTGGCCACGTACTTCGATGTGACTGTCGTCCCAGACTTCGAGTTTCCCACGAAGTGGCGCTTCGAGATCGGAACCGCCGGAGTGCCTGCAGTCGAGACCACGGACCGTATCTTGGTGGCGCGCATTCACACGGATGAGGACGGGATCTTCGACGTCGAGACAGACCCTGCCAACCCCAAGGGAAACTTCCAGGTGGCAGCGGGATCCTCTCAGCCGCAGCCTGTAACCAAGAAGACGAAGAAGTTCACGGAGCCCATCAACATCGACATCACGGCGCCGAACTACACGGTTGTGTTCTCGTGGTTTTCCGTTGACGCTCTGGGGAATGTCGAACCAGTACAGCATCAAGTATTCACGCCTAATACGCCGGTGTGACCAATTTTCAGGAAGGCAATCAATGCTGAAGAAGCCAGGGACCCTTCGCAGCGAGGAAATACTCTACGTCATCACGCCCGTATTCAACCCACTGCGATTTCATAGTCGCTACAGACTACACAGGCAGTACGTCGAGCATATGTCTGCCTTCCCGAACGTACGCCTCGTCGTCGTAGAGGCTGCGTACGGGGACAGGAAACACGAGGTGACCGAGGAAGGTAACCCGCTCCACATCCAACTGCGGACCAAGCACTTGTATTTTATGAAAGAGAGCTTGATCCGCATTGGGGTTCAACACCTTCCTCCACACATCACGAAGTTCGCCTGGATCGATGGGGATGTGCACTTCACAAATCCCCACTGGGTCACGGAGACACTTCATCAATTGGAGCACTACGCCATTGTGCAGCTCTTCCAGCACGCGATAGATCTGGGACCTGAGGGGAACACCGCGAAGTATCCGACACACGTGGGTGTGGGATATCAGTGGGTACACGAAGGTCTTCGACGACTTCAGTCTTCCTACGACTGCTACGAGAGGCGGGATCTCAAGGCAGGAGCCGTGCACTACCATCCGGGACTCGCCTGGGCGATGAATCTGGGAGCCTACGATGCCATCGGGGGCCTCATCGACTGGATGCTCCTGGGTTCTCAGGACAATCATATGGCCCGGTGCTGGTTGGGATGCGGGAGTACGCTGCGAGAAGAAGGCCTATGGAGGACCGTATCAGAAGGACTGCGGCGGCGATTGGTCAATTACGAGGAAGTCTGTGAGCGTACACTTCATCGCAGTGTGGGGTATGTGGCTGGGACCATTCTCCACTACTGGCACGGGAAAACAGCCAATCGCGGGTACTATCATCGGAACCATATCCTGGTGAAGCACGCCTTTGATCCCGATACAGACTTGATCCTCGATCGGCAGGGGCTCTATCAGATCAATCCAGCCAAGCCCGGGCTGATCAGGGACGTATTGAAACACTTCCAGGCGAGGCAAGAAGATTCGATCGACGAGTAGGGAGCAAAGAGAAAGGGCCCCATACAGGGCCCTCGAGACTACTCCCCTTCCTCCTGGCCTCGTAGGATCCTCTTCGCGTTCTTCAAGTCCTTATGCCACGCGATTCCCTGAATGCTCTTGGAGGACACCAGCTTTTGTGCCTGCCTGAGCAATCCCCACAGGAATCCTATTTCTCCCGGCCGCGGTACGTCTTCTGACTCTCGTTGCTGGAGGTCCCATTCAACCTCGAGCCCCACCTCTGCCCCGGCTGCGGGCAACCGTACGAGACGGAGTCCGCAGCCTGGCACGACTTCGACGAGACGGACGAGCTACCATCTTCTTGATGGCTGACGAAGGCGTGTTCGACTGCCCACGGTGTGGTGCCTGGTCTCTCCCTGAAGATGTCATCGAAGATTTCATCGACGGCGTGCTACGATGCCCAGAAGTAGGCTGTGGATACGTCCTGGCCATCAGAGGAGAGAAGAGTAATGGCCAAGTGGCAGGCATCGTCGATTCAGCGAAAGAAGACGAAGACCAAGAAGCGGCAGTACCTCGCGATCGATCTTGAACGCGCTCTGATGAGGCTGGCGAAGCGAGCCGGCAGGGTCTCCCCGGGCCACAAGGACCCCGCGAAGACCACGATCATCAACAGCCCCAAGGACCCGGACCAGGCCGCGTTCACCATCGAGCACGCCCTGGGAGCGCTGGAGATCCTCTACCGTGAACGCAACTTCCTCGAGCAGATCGTGAAGTGCGGGGCCCACCTCTACAACACCACGGCGCCGGGCGCGAACAACGCCCACATCGTGTCCGGCGGTGTGACCCTCATCGGCAAGGACGCCGACACCCTGGTCCGCTGTCTGAACGAGCACTGCGCGCTCTGCAAGGCCCGCGCGCTCTACAAGGACGCGATCGCGATGCTGGACAAGATGCAGAAGAAGTCTTTCATTGCCGAGGCCTCGGAGCCCACCAAGGAACAACTCGATGGCTTCGGGGGATGACGACGAGCAGAAGGATTACGGGCACTGCAGCCACGAGCCCTGCGCGATCCGGCTCACACCGTGCCGTACCGTGCGGTGCCCGGAGTGCGGCAGTGCCATCTGCACGAACTGCGCGCTCCTCGTGAAGTGCCCCTACGCCACGAACGAGGATCCGCCGGAGGACGACGAATGATCTACTGCGTCACGGACGGGGTGACCGGCGCCGTCTTCGTCGACCACCGACGGAAGACCTTCCGAGCGTTCCGCGCCCAGGACATCGGGGGGGACCTGGGGAACTTCGAGAAGGTCCTTCTTTCTTTGCTGGAGCGCTTCGAGGGGTTCACCGAGGCGTGGATGAACCGGACGATGAGCGAGGCCTTCTGTGGGGCGTGTGGGCACTACGAGTTTGATTACCTGGGCGGACGACTCGCGTGTGGCGCTTGCGGGACAGATTACGCTGGCGAGTACTCAGGTGGTCTCCTGGTCCCTTCGTTTCTGGCCGGGTCCGTCCCGGAAGAAGAGCCGACTCCGAACCCAGAACCCCAGCCTGAGGATGACAATGAAGCCTGGAAGCGGTGACGTCCTCACCCTCCTGAACGAGGAGAGGGACAAGTACCTGATCTACCTCGACGGCGAGATGATGAACCACGTGATCTACGCCGAGTGCGGGGAGAACGGCTTCCTGGTCCACTACGTGATGACCCCGGACGGGCAGCATATGACCGACGGCGCGACCGGCGGGCTCCTCAAGAGGAAGCGGTGGGGCAAGGTCGAGTTCATCGAGAACCCGACCTATGTGAAGGAGAAGTCGATCTTCACCCCGCCCTGATCAGGGAGCGCCCGGGGGCTTGGCGTTCGCGATCCCGTAGTTCGCGGCGCCCATCGTTCCGACAGAGCCCGCCGTGGCCGCCGCCGTCGGGTTGGAGCGCATCATCTGCATCCCCTTCTGCGCGATGCTGCGGCCCATCTGCATCCCCTTCTGAATGAAGTTCCCGGCGCCGCGCGCGGCAGATCCCCACTGTCCGGCCGTACCCATCATATTGGCCGCCCCCGGGGCGCCGACCTGAGGAAGGAGCGATGCGCCGGCAGCGTCCCGCACGGTCGGAACTGCAGCCTTGGCGCGCATCGCCTGGCCAATCAGACCACCCTCGGACGCAGACGCACCGCCCCCGCTCAACCCGGCTCCCGCCATAGGCGCGCCCGCCGCGGACCGGAGAGCACCTATTCCCCCCGCCGCACCGACAGCGGTGGGGACCACACTGAGGCCTGCTTCGGCGCCCTTCCGGCCAGCCACGATCGCGCCGGCGGCAGGCAGTCCAGCCGCCAGCATCCCGGATGCCACCGGGGCGTAGGCGATGCCCATCCCGGCACCCAGCCCCTTCAAAGCGCCGATCCCGACATCGTGAGCGCTGAAGGAGCTAGGGCCTGCCGGCGCGGCGTCGCGTGTCTTCGTGTTCCCCCAGGTCATCAGTTCCTTCGTCGACATCGAGCCCGGATCCTTCTGGCGCAGGGCCTCCTGCTTCTTCTTCGTCATCTCGGTGGGCTCCGGCATATTGCCGCCCTCGGGGCCCGCGATAGCACCGGCCAGCTGGCCCAGACCTGCTGCGGCCGCTCCGCCGGCAGCCATTACAGGTCCCCAGAAGGATTCCTTCACCGTGCCCCAGAACGGTCCGTCGTCATCCTCGAGAACATCGATGTTCTCCTCCTCGACGAGAACCTCTGGGTAGCGCTGGACGATGTAGGCGGCGATCTTCTGGACGTCCCCCTCGGTACCGAAGACACCGGCCTTCTCCAGGGAGAGGAGGGCGCGCTCGGGCGTGGAGACGTCGTACTGCTGTGGGATGACAGAGCCGTGCTTCGGTGCCAGTGACTCGAGCCTCTTCTGGTAGGCCGCACGCACGTCGTCCGGCAGGTTCTGATTCTGCAGGGCCTGCTGCAACTGAGCGATGTCCGCAGCGTGCGGTGACTGCGCCGGCTGCGGAGCTGTCTTCTGCGGAGCCTGTCCCTGGAGCCCGGAAGGAAGAGGAGGAACGCTCGCCGGGGACGGCGTCGCCCCACCGGTCTCACCCAGTGCCTTCTGGGGCCGGTTCAACATCGCAGGACCGGGGGCCGTATCCCCCGGGCGTGGCCCTCGCAACCAGTCGTCAACGATCTGAGTGCCCTTCCCCAGGTGCTGACCCAGGTTTTCGGCCAGAGGGCCCACGAGAGGGACACCCGACACGGAGGACTCGAAGTCTCCAGCAGGAGCCGGAGGGGGAGTGCGGGGGGCCGCAACGGGACCGCGTGGCGCTGACACGGCCGCGGGCGGAGCTCCTGCCCCGGCCGATGGACCGCCAGCCGGCGCTGCCCCACCTACGGCGCGAGACGCAAGCGCGGCTGTCGCAGGGTTCACCGGTACCTGAGCCGGCTCTTGTAGGGCCGCCGGCGCTGTCCCTGCAGCCGTCTGGTCCGCAGCCCTGCCCAGCTGCTTGGCGCCGCCCTGGTCTCCCAAGATCGCGGCGCGCAGCCCTGGATCCTGAAGTTCCGTCGCCCACTGTCGAGTGGCGTCCGCTGAGCGTGGATCGCGCATTCCGGACTGACCAGCGAGAGCAGCTGCAGCGGTCGGGCTCTCCATCTCGTCCCAGCTTGTGAAGGCCTTGCCGGTCATCGGGTTCAGGCCGCCACGGAAGCCCTTGCTTTCCGCGGCCCGCTGCAGCGTTCCTGCCGCCTGTTGGTTGAAGCGCGGGTCGTACTGGAAGCGGGACGACAGTTCCGTGGGGGTCGCGCCGGCGGCCTGCATCTTCTCTGGGCTGTTGAACGTGCTCCAGTCCTGCTGACGAGCGGTGCTCCGGCCCGCACGATCGGCCCCCGCTGGAGGCTGGGGAGCCGGCTGCGGCACTGCAACGGTGGTCGCAGGCTGCGCCACGGTCTGCGGAGGTGGCTTCACCGGTGTCACGACTCCAGGAGGAGGCGTTGCCGACGGCGGCTGCATCATCTCGGGAGCCGGGCTTTTAGACGCGGCATATCCGCCGGCCATCGCGTTGGGCATCTGGCCCTTTCCGGGGACGCCGGCCGGCGACATCGGCATCTGCGGTGCGACGATCTTCGGCGGGGGCGGTGCCGCGCCGGGAACGGACGGCCCTGCCGACGGGAGCGCACCGGCCGCGGGCTTCCCGCCGTTCCCGCTCATCGCCTTGTTCACGCTGCCTGCGGGTGCCGGCATCGCCACCTGAGCGGGAGAGGTCGGTGCCGGAGCAGCCGGAGGCGCCGCTGGCTTCGGGAGCGGCGGCTGCGTGCCAGCGCCGGCGAGGGGTTGTGGAGCGGCCTGGTAGGGGCCGGCATTCGGCTTCCCTTTGCCTGCCGGGCTGGGATCGTACATTCCCGGCCCGGCCAGCTTCCGCCCCAGGAACCGCGGGAGGCGGTTACCCATTGGCCTTCACCGAGACTTCCACGTTGAGGTTGCCGCCGGTGGAGTTGGTGATGGTGAAGTCCGAATCCTCCACCCCATCGACCAGCAGCTTCAGGACTTTGGTGTCCGCCAGAACGATGGTCTTGGTCTTGCCGCCGCTGTATTTCACGTCGATCGTGAGTGCCATCTCATCGCTCCTTCGGGGGACCCATCGTGAGTGCGATCTCCAGTGGGTGCCTTGCGAGTCTAGAATACAGGGTGCTCTTGTTGAGACCCCAGCTCTCGTGCCTGCCGTGCCACGCTACTCCCGAACTGTGGTGCGGAACCAGAGGATGTCCCAGGGAGAATCCAGCTGGTTCATCTTCCAGGCCGTGAACTCACGTATCCACAGTTCTAAGGCAGTATGCACACTTCGCTGAGGCTGGGTCAACCCCATCCGGGCGAGCAGCACGTACTCCTTCGTGAAGCGCGCCTCGTACTTGGGCCACAGCGTCGCGGCCCACGCCTCGAGGATGACCTCGCGTGGGTCCTGGTCGAAGAGCGTCCGGGGATGCACGGTCAGGACACCGTTCGAGACCTGGGAGTCCGCCTGCGCCCGGGGATCGAACTCCACCTTGAAGGGGAGTCGATGCTTGCGCGCGAAGGAGGAGAGGTAGGTGGAGTACTCCAGTGGCGCATCCTTGATCTCGACGCCGGTCTTCGGATCCTGGATCGTCTTCACGAAGTCCAGCCTCCCTTTCTTCTGAGGGAGCGCCGTCATCGAGTTCAGCACCGGCACGAAGGAGCCACGGCAGCGCGGGTGCGTGTCGTGCGTCAGGGGGTCCGGGAGATCGACGATGTCCGCGATGTGGTAGGTCCCGTTGTTGAGCGCCCAGCACACCACGCAGGTCTTGTGGTCGTCGATCTCGATGCGCCGGCAGAGCTGATACCCGTTCGCTTGCATCTCGCGCAGAGAGGCCTTGGTGTAAAGGTTCAGGTAGATCGTGCGCCCCAGGTCGCGTGCCTTGTCGGCCTGGTACACCTTCTCCAGCTGGTGCACGACCCGGGAGGCGCCTCCACCCAGCCGGGCCGCCTCGTGGAACGCGTCTCTGATCAGCGGTGTGGGCGACACGTGGAAGGTCGCAATGATGCGGTCGATGTCTGCATCGACATCCCAATCGAACCGCGCCCCGGTCTTGTCCAGGCGCACGGGCATCAGCTCACGGGCGCGCTGCTTGCCGGACTGTATCGCCAGCTCCGCGAAGGAGCGCACCCGCTCCTTGAGCTGCCGGTTGGCGTTCAGATGCGTCGTATGCCCGTTGGCAATCTGAAGGAGATGACGGTCGACCGCCTTCTCGACGTCCAGCATCAGCCGCTTGAGCGTGGGGTGATGCGGAGACTGCAGGAACTCCGTCATCCACTTCGTCTGACGGAAGGGCGCTTTCTCAAGTAGGCTGGCCATTGTCCGGGACCCGGGGCCGCTTCTTGATCCGACGGATGGGCTTTGCCGGACCGCTGTCCTGCCCCTGGGCCTGATCGAAGAGTGACTTCTCTCGCTCGTTGAGCACAAGCGAGCTCTGCGGTCGGAGCGGCGAGGGGTTGTCCGGATCGTAGAGACCCTGACGGAGCTGATTGTTCAGCTCCTCCAGCTCGGCCTGCTTCTCCTTCAGGACCTCGGCGGATGGGACCTGCTTGTGGACGGCATAGCGCACGACCTTGAAGATGTTCCCACGTTGATCGGGAAAGGCCTGGCCATCCTGGAGAATGACGGCGAGCCCGCGCTCGGCCAGATTCAGGATCACGTTCCAGCGCTTCCTGTCATCCTTGTTGCGAAGGTTGAAGCAGTCGTCGCAGATCTCGTAGTCGATCCTGGGGCGTGGCCGAGGCGCGGGTCGGGTAGCCATCAGCGCTTTGCCACCTCACACGCCGTCTGGTCGATATCGATCGTACGCCCGTTCACGAGCTCGACCCGGAGGGTGCCTGCGCGCCCTCCTTCCTTGACGATGCCCTTCTGTCCGCGGTACTCCCCAGACACGATCAGGACCTCGTCCTTCTTCACGTCGACGTCACCGTACTTGATCATCGGACTCACCATCCTCTGTAGACCACGAGTCACCCCCGACGAGGATCACCAGTCGGAGTCGTCGACTCCCGGATCCTCCTCGTCGGAGTCCGACTCGTCATCCAGTTCGTCATCTTCATAATCGTCGGACTCTTCCTCGTCCTCCCCATCTTCGTAGTCCGACTCGTCCTCCTCGTCGAAGTCGTCCTCCTCTTCGTAGTCCCCATCATTGTCGTCAGGGACGTCGCCGTCCTCCTCGTAGTCGTCCTCGTCGTAGTCGGCAGGCATCGTGTGAATCGTCGCGCGCATCGTGAAAGATCTCTCCTCGGTCAGGTTCGGTTCGAGTTCGACCGGTCGATGAGTTTGCCATCGATCTCGGCGAGCTCCTGGTCATAGGCTCGCTGCACGATGGCCTTCTCCTGTTGCCCACGAATTACACCACCGACTGCCTCGAGGGCCAGATAGACCCGGCATTCGTGGTGCCCTTCCGGGCGTACGCAGTTGACCGCCATCGTGTTGCAGAGAGGACCCTTCTCACTGGCCTTGGAGTGAGGGCACCGGTCCTCGAGGGCGATCGCGTTCAGTACGGTCGTCGCCGAGGCGCGGAGTGCCGAGTGGAGATAGAACTCTCCCTTGAAGCTCTGGGCCGCAATGATCTCCGGGATCTTGCACGGGAGTGTGCGGCCCTGCCAGTTGTGGGCCTGACGGCAGCAGGCCAGCTTGCCGTCAGCAGTCCCGATGGGGCGCGCGCTGATGCCCATATAGCCGCAGTGCTGCTTCTGAGCATCGAAGTGGGGGCAGGGATCTGCCTGGAGCCGGCCACCCGGGCGTGAGACTCTCTGCGGCGGAGCCTGGACGGGCCGGCCAGAGGCGTCCTTGAAGAGGCTGTCGTCGTCCGCACCCTCGTCCCAACCGGGCGGGGGTGCGCGGCGAAGGCTCTTGGGGTCTACCGCGACGTTCTTCACATCCGTGACCCGTCGGCCGTCCGGCGCCGCAGTCTGAGAGGGAGGAGGGAGGGCTCTACGCTTGTCGTCACTCATCTCTGCTCTGTCTCCTTGGTTGGGGCCTCACCCTTGGGGGAGAGGCCGAAGCGGAATCTTGGGCTGCGGCGGCGCGCCAGACATCGGCTTGTAGGCCGCGGACGTCCCTGCCTGCTGGCCCAGGTTCGCGCCGGCCGGGCTGATCCCGGGAGCCGATGCGGGGCCACCCATCTGTGCCTGCTTGATGCGGATCGCCGCACACTTCTCGAGGACGCCGGCGAGATACCGCCGCGCGGGCGACCAGCTGGCCGTCCGCGAGAGGGTCTGGTCGTTGTCCTTCAGCTTGTAGTCCTCCTTGACCTCGCCCTCGTTGGCCGAGAGCTCACCCTTCCGGTGGGCGCGGAGGCGCAGCTGCTCGAGGGTCTTGGAGGGCTCCTTGTTCTCGTCGGGCTCTCCGTCCTTCTTGCTGCCACGACCGTCCCAGACCTTCCCCACGGTGCCCTGGGTATAGATCTTCTCGCGGGGGTCCTTCGAGCCGAAGGGTGGCTCCTTGGTCGGAGTCGTACCAGGGTCGTCCGACACCGGACCTTCCGGCAGGTGGCCGTAGGCGAGCTTCAGGATGTACTGCAGCATCGGGCGATTACCGTCCCCTGGTGTTGTCATACGAACTCCCCTCCTGGTCCGCGATGTAGCCGTCTCCCAGGGAGATCGGGGTGCGTTCGACCTCGCGGTAATCCTTCACCCACTCCTTGTGGGTGTCGAGCTCGGCGGCCGATGCCTTCAGCCGCTCCGGTTCCTTCTCACGTCGGCTCTTCTGATACATCAGGGCGTCGCGCAGACTCATATGGTCCTTGCGACCGGCCCTCTTGTGGAGCGCCCGCTGCACGGCAGCACCGATCGTGGCTGCGATCAGAGGGGGTACCACCTTGTCCTGCACGAAGGAGGGCTGCTTGGGTGCGGGTAGCTTGTTCACCAGAGCCTTGAGGGTCTTCTCACTGAGGTGAACATCGGGCGGAGCGTGGTGATCCTTCTTCTCCTCGGCGCACTTCGCACGGAGAGCGAGGCCCAGTGTGTACAGCAGGTTCTCGTACATCGTTCACCCAGATTCGCCCGGCAACGTCCCGCACATCGGGCACGCCGTCCCGAAGTCCTGACCGTCGTAGTGTACGCGGTTCGCGTCTGATGTCACAAGCTCACTGAGAGCGTCCTCATTGTTCGTCGTGTTCACGTAACCACACGACTGGCACGGCACGCCCGTCGACCCGATGTCGGTCACGGCGAATCCCATCTCGGCCTGCTTCGCCTGGCGGATCTCCTCGGCGAACTTCTTCGCCCACTCTTGGAGTGCGACGAGACGGCTCTGCCGCTCCGTGAAATGCTGCGCGACTGCGGTCTTCACCTGGTGAATCAGCTTCCAGGCATCCCCGTTCTTCTGAGTGATGTCGACCTTGGTCGGGTTCGCCACGATCGGGTGTGGAGCGATCGCTGCCAGCTGCTTCTTCTGCTGCGCCGAGAGGGGCTTGGGGGTGTAGCCGATCGTGGCGTGAGGTCGATAGGTCGGGAAGGTGAACACCCCACCGGACTCCTGGTTGATCGCCTTGAGTCGATGGTGCAGCTTGTCCAGGCCCTTGTGGTCGATCTTGAAGACCACGACGCCCTCACCCTTGGGGTTCTCGAAGGACTCGACTCCGTTGAGGGCTACCTCGATCGGTCCGACCTCCTGGATCGCCTGCCGCATCCGCGCCGCGGTCTCCTTCACCAGGTTGGGCTTCACGTCCTTGGCGTAGGTGAGGGTGACGTGGAAGTCCTTCCCTGAGGCCTCTTGCTCCAGATCGGGGACGATCTTCCGCACGCGCTCCTGGGCGCGGCGCAGTGTGTCGTGGAGGTGGTCCAGCTTCAGGACGGAGCTGACCGTCTCAGCCCGCTTCTCCATCTCCTCCACGAAGCCCTCGAGGAACCCGCGGTATATCGCTGTCTTGTTCATATCATCGGGCTCTCTCGCCGTGGCGGTAGGATCTCGGAGTTCGGACGCATATCGACGGCCTGCGGGCCCTGGCCCTGAGCCATCCGGCCCACGGCGTCGGCATAGGCCGGGTTCGTCACGCGCATTCGCTGCAGCATCGCCTGCTGATCGGCCGGGCTCATCCCTGCCAGCTCGCGCGCGTGGATGTTCACCTGCTGCCCGACAGGCATTGCCGACGGTATCGCCTGCTGATCGAAGGCACCTTCCATCGTCTCCTGTGGCGTGGGCTCCCGGATCCCCATCGACTGCTGTGTCATCTGGTCGAGGGTCGCCACTTCCTGCGCCTGCTGGGCCAGGTCGTTGGTCACCTGCTGCGCCTCGAAGTTGTAGTGCGCGGCGATGATGGCCGCGATGCCCTGAGCCTCGGCCATCGACCGCGCGTTGATCCGGGCGATGTCCTGGTCGCGAGCGATCTCGTTCTTCCGGTACCGGGCCTGCTCGTCGGCGTCGTACTCGAACTCCGCCAGGAAGTCCCGGTCGGAGATCTTGCCGGCGGCGTTCAGCTGCATCAGGAGGTTCAGCTTCTGGATGTCGTCCGCCATCCTCAGCTTGGTGAAGCTGATGCGCGCGGACGGCCAGTCCATATAGGTCTGGATGCGGGTCTTCAGGAAGTTGTCGTTGAACTCCTGCAGCTCGACGCGCGACGAGAGCATCTCGTTCTCGATCATCCGGAGGGTCACGGAGGCGGAGCTGAACTGAAGGTCTCCGAACACGAAGCCCTTCGGGACGCCCATCCCGACCACCACTTTTTCGGCCAGCGCCGAGATCTCCTGGTTCAGGAGCATCGGGCGTGCGTCGGCGCCCAGCGTCCCCATCCCCACCGGGATCGGCGTGATACCGACGTAGTTCGGGTCGCGCAGCCAGATCTTGACCATCCGCTCGATCTCAGAGCGCCAGTTCCCCAGGTTGATCCCGCCGACTGGCGCCGGCTGATTCCCCATCAGGGGCCAGATCATCCGGAGCGGGAGGATCCGGTTCTGAGCCATCGCCTCCTGCGCCTTGATCAGGATGTTCATCGTGAAGACGTCCTTCACGACGGGCATAATCAGCGGCATCCCCCAGGGACCGAACGCCAGCTGGTCTGCAGAGACCGTGGGCCGGGCCATATGGAAGAAGTTGTCGCCGTTGATCTTCACCCGGCGGCCGGTGCGCGCGGCCTGGATGAAGTCGATCGGGAGCGTCGAGGTGTAGAGGTGGTTCCCGTGGTGGATCGCCGCGCGGACTTCTTTGGGGATCCGGTGAAAGTAGTTCTTGTGGATGCCACCACCGTAGGGCTGGAAGTCGATGTCGATCGTCATCGGCGGCCAGCGCAGCAGCGCCAGCCGGTTCCACGCGCGCTTGATGTCCCGGTCCTCGACCTCGAAGTGGACGTTCCTCTTGCAGCCGGGGCAGTTGCCCGAGTAGGCGAAGAAGCCGTCCTTGTTGAAGCGGTACTTGGCGTTCCGGGCCTGCTGCTCCTTGTTGCAGCGCGGGCAGATCAGCCACTTGTCGAACGGGAAGACCAGGCTCCCCATTCCGTTGCCCAGTGCGTTGTAGTCGAGGTTGAGCAGCTGGTTGAAGCGCTTCACCTTGAGGACCGGTCCGTAGAGCACGTCCCAGTCCCGTCGGATCGCCGGCGTCGAGGCCTCGATCTTCAGGTCCGTGATCGGGTAGTTCGAGATCTTCCAGACCGTGGGGGCCACGGTGGAGTCGGTGAGGTAGAGCCGACGGCACAGGTTCATCATCGCCTTGATCGAAGGCGGGATGTTGTACTGCGCGATCGAGACGTAGGGGTCCGAGTAGGGCGTGACCCGTCGGCTCAGATCTCCATCGAAGAACCGGCGAAACGACACTTACGGACCCCTCTCAGC